TACCGGGAAAGTACCACCTTGTCCAAACCTAACTGCTTAGGCTTAAGATTGTCGTTCAGCATGTTAACTGAACTCATGGTGTCTACAGGATTCTCAGGATACTCATAGCTATTGATAATCCCGGCTGCGACTAATCCCTGGAAGTCAGATTTAACATTGTGTCCTGCTGTGTCTAACTCAGGATATTCCAGAAACAAAGTTCGGATCAACTCTCGAACTATGTCCATATCCTTTTCATAGAAAGCTATTCCATCTGTGGCAAAACTGCACCCTGCTAAACGAAAGTTAGCTGGATCATGCACAGATAGAGTAGGAGGGTATTCAATGTCAAAAGCATACCCGCCAGCCTTCTTTGCAGCTTCAATGAATTCTTCTATACGTCGGTCCATAATACTATCTTTTTTGTATTTCTACTTAAAGCATCAGCTAGTTTGTTTTGTTCTCGGGGAATCCAAGAAATAGCCTTATGTGAACAGTTAAGCTTCTTCCAAAAGTCCCAACAATTATCTCTTAAAGGTCGAAGGTGAGGGGTCTTACATGCCCATTCTCTGTTAATCTGATTTACCACCAACATCGAATCCCCGTAGATTTGAAGAGTGCAATCAGATAGATTCCTGTTAGACTTCACAAAGCGGGCTAATCCAAAGCCAAGGGCACAATATTCTGCTACATTGTTACTGTTTTTAGAGAAGCTGCCTCGACCACTGCCTTCCTCAATAACAACATCATTTTCCAATAAAACCCATCCGTACCCTATGTGGGTGGGTTTATTGCTCCCATCAAAAAAGAGTTCGTAATGCGACATCCATAATCTCCAACGAAAGAAGGCAGGCAGCCTAAAATACCTTTGGATTGACTCAACGGCACTTAGGCTACCTACATCCTATTTTAGTATTTAACCGAGGTGTCCGTTCCTTCAGAGGGAGCGTCCGAAGGTTTGTCGCTCCAACTATCAGGGAAGTCCTCACGAGGAGCTGAGCTTCCTCCGGTTAATTTTCGTAAGACATTACGAGTCTTATCTTGGTCGGGGGCCAAAAGGGTCTGCCAATCAAACTCTTCGGTATCCTCCAAGGTGGTAGGATCAACGTGCTTGATGTATTCAAACTCGTCTCCTACAGCCGGGGACTTGTCCTTATTAGTACGATAAGCTTCAACTAAAGCATACTGTAAGCCAGGATGCCCCGCCTCTCGTATTTTCAGTTGCCGCCTCTTAAGAAGCTCAAAAGTCCCTTTCTTTGCCATCAAGAGCTTTTTAATATTAGAATGCTCTTTCTCGGCTTTATCAACGTAAGTGGTAGTGTCTATGATAGAAAAGACAGCTACTCGGGATCGCTTGGCTTGACCGGAATTATCATCTGCGTAGTCGCAGAGGGCACAAGGGATATCCAGAGGACGGAGGCAAGTCGCATAATGATAGCCCCCACCTGGAATATACACTTGATGCTCAAAAAGAATAACAGGGTCCTCTGTCAAGAAGATGATCTTTCTGGTACTCCCTTGCTTAAGCCAGAAGCGATCATTTGCTCGGAGAACCTTCTCGCTCTCCATGTCTGCATCAAAGCCTGCTCCATCAACCCAACTAGGTATTTCACCCATTTTTCATTTCCTCATTTTCAAGTGTGGTCTAAACCATCCTAGTGCAAACGCTTGCACTAATTAAAAAATTCGTGCTCTTCTTTGAGCCTGCTCCATTATATCCAAAAAAGTAGCTTTTGTCAATTCGCCTATATCGGAATCTTCGGGAACTTCGACTTTCTGCAATTTTGTAGTATAAGGTTCAAGTTCTTTCAAAGCTTTATTCCAACCAGTTCTCCCGGCCTTCCCTGGATCAAATCCTACATAGATAGTTGCATCCTTAGAAGCTAAGAATTCAATTTGTTTTTTTGATAGAGTCGCCTTCCAACAACAAACTACATCTGTCTCTATTTCTTGTGCCCACTGCCAACAATTTAATAGATCAAAATAACCTTCAACTAATAAGATCCGAGGGTTCCCTACAATATGATCAGCACCTCCCAAAGTCTCCGAGGCGGGGAAAGAGAAATAGTTATAATAAGGAGGAACCTCATTTAACAATGTTCTTCCCACTGCTCCCTGCAACTCTCCCTTTTCAGACCTAACCGGAAATACTACTCGATTCAAATGAGGGTCATGCCTTAAATCAAACTGTGTTGCGATGTCGTCTGATATTCCTCGTCCCTTCAAATACTCGCAAGCCCTCCGGCTAAGATGTAAATCTTCAAAACGTGCCAAGGAATAAGAAGTATCCTTTGACTTATCTTCGATATCATAAAACCATTTTGAAGTCTCTTCATCTAAGGATTTAAACCTAGCCGCTAAACTCGGAGCGTCCGACTCAAACAAACTTTCTATTAGATCGTTTAAATCCTCTCTGTGATCCAGAGATGCCAAAGAGACAACTAAGTGAGCAAGCTTCCCACTTTCATCACAAGTAAAACATCTAAACACTGTCCAAGCTTTAGCGTCCCCTAACCTAATTCCCATTGAAGGATTGAAGTCGTGCTTGCTCTCATGGAACCAGGGAGCCAAAGGACAGGGTATTTGTACCTGTACCTCAGATAGCCACTTACACTCCTCCAAAGGAACTTTTAGAATCTTCAGAATTTCGAGAAGCTCTCGTCTATTCACGGTATGGATTTCACTAGCTTGGTATAAGATTCTAGTAGATCATACAGGGCGGCTCTGTTGATATCCATTAGATCCTTATGCTTCGTCATAATCTTGTTAAAAAGCCTAGTAACCTCTTCAGCAGACTCATCCAGCATACCCTCGTTCTTAGCGATGGCCTCCGGAACATATTGAGTTTCCAAGTGTAATCGCTCGGCCACTGCGGTCACTAACCCGGATAATATCTTAGCTCCCACTATTTCTTCATCTGACATCAGTACTCCTATCAAGTTAATCTCCGGCGAACAATTAACTCCACCAAGAGGGGCTTCCCCGTTTTGACCACTTAGCCAAATGGCGTTGCGATTCACGATAGTATAAGCGATACTCCATTATAGCAGATTTAAAGTCTTTGGCTAGTCTATTTTTTCCAGTAGCCATATAAAAAGGAGTCAATCCTTTCTTTCCAAACCCATCCAACTTCAAACCTGCACATTCCTTAATAATCCAATCTCTCTTATCGTCTCGTTGAAATCGGTACATCCTCTCGTCAATAAGAGCTGTCCCCAAACTAGCCAACCAATGATAATTCTGGGGGGAAGTTGCTGCCCACTGTACACAACCATGTCGTAAATTAACAGGCTTATAAGGAATGTTTCTCCCGTCTGTTAATAGAAACCGAACTGTGCACAAGATCTTGGCAACATCTCGTATCATTAAATTACAGTGAGTATTGTTATGATACTCAGCAGCTTTCTTAGGATCATAGTCCAAGGCATAAATATTCATGTTACCACGAAATCTTTATCTTTATGAGGGTGCTCATTGAATAACTCTCTCGTATTGAAAATTGTTCTTTCTTCAATAAGGTGACTAAAGCATGAGTAAAATCAGGGCTTTTGTCTGAAACATCTACTGTCAAATAAGGCCGTCCGTCCTCATTAACTTCCCTCATAGCAAGCATAAGCCTTGACTCATAATAATGATGGGCGTCTGCCACATCCTTCTTTACCCGGTTTTCTAGGTCGGCTCTAAAGCTACTTCGTAGTTCATCAATAAATGCCATTTTAATCTCTTTCTAATATTCTACTTCAATTCGGTCTAAATCTTCTTCTGACACTTCCATGAAATTCATATTCTCCATATCCCATTTAATGAGAAAGTCTGATCGTGCTGCTCCCGCCCCTTCACGAATTTTGAATATCTGTAACTGTGATTGATTGATCATCCTAAGATCATCGTTCTGATAAATTCCAATGGCTACATCAGGATTAATAACCCACTCCTTACCATACCTTACACCCCAAGCTCGAAGTCCCTTTTCACTCTTTCCTGGCTTGCCGGTCTCAGAGGAATCCCCATACTGAGTAGTAACAATCCAAGGAACTCCCGAGTCTTCAGCGGCCAATTGTAAATCATTGACTATGGCTACAGTTTGTTCCCAATTACTTTTACCCGATCCCTTGAAACGGTAGCCCCCATCTACAACCACCATATCAGGTTTATGGCTTCGGCATAAAGCAGCAACATCTGATACAGTTTGAACTAATTTCTTATCTGCAATTAAGACGTTCCCAACAGTGACCTCTTCTTTAGCTTTCTTTTTCCAAGTCTCTAAACTCAGAGCATCTATGGAACCGTCTCGTAAATCAATGAAAGGTAATTTGTATTTAACTGCGTCCAACCTACGTTCAATTCGGTATGCGTCCATCTCCATAGTAACCAGTAAAATCAGTGCGTCTTGAGCCTGACCATGATTAGCAATTATACAAGAGTACCAGGATTTTCCAGCATTGGTGGGGCCTATCAATACGTTTAAACTACCGTTCACCCAGCCTTGAATTTGTTTGTTTAAACACTCCCAAGGAGTACTCAATCCCCGGTAGCCTCCCGCCTCTTTTAACTCCTCATAGATTTCAACTCGGGTTTCTCGACGTTTAGAATAATCTGTAATCTCTGTTGCCACATAAGAAGACTCCTCAGAAGAAATCTCTTTAACGTGAAGCAAAGCTGCGTCCGGATCACGAGCCTCTAATAAGGAGGCACTTCGACTTAACTCTTTGTGAAGCCGTTTAGACAGAGCCCGCTTACGTACCTGATCCACCGCATATTTCAACGGGACGGGATCAGTTGGTAAAGCTATACCTGTTGAGTCTTCTACAAGAGTTATGGAAGGCCATTCGGAAGTTTCATCGAAATACTCTTTAACCCATTTGTACGCCTTCTCTCCCTCAGCGAAAAAGTCCTCTTCTTTTATGTGGGCTTTATTAAGTTCTTCAAAACTTTGCTCTCTTAATAAGGCTACTACAAGCATCTTGCCGAGCTTCATTCTGAACCCTTCAATCTAAAATTATGTCCCTGAATTTTCAAAGGGAGTACGGCTTCTGTCAAGATCGAATAAAGTGCAGGATAATCGTCTTTCAGAACTCGTAAAGAAGTGTTAGTTGTTATGACGGTGGCTAAGGAGGCATCAACTCTAAGACGAATTAAATCCTCTACACTAGTCTCCGTAAAAGCAATCGTCTTTCTTAATTGAAATTCATCTATAACTAAAAGAGGGACCGTTAGGCATCTCTCATAGATGGTCTCTTCTTCATTGAATCTAACTTTGTTTATGATATAATCAGGTAATCGTTTTGCATTCAACCAATACCCGAACATCCCATGACTCAACGCTGCCTTCAAACAAATTGCAGCCGAGCCAGACTTCCCGGTGCCATACTCTCCATGCAACAAAAGTCCTCTACCTTTCTCGATCTCCCCTACAATATTATTGACATACTTTACTACGTCTTGTCGATGAGGACATTTTCGAGGGATACTATTCAACCGGCACTTTCTATGTTTCTCCGGAAGACCTACATAATCAAATAGAGCCTTAGCTTTAAATGAAGCCTTTGTCGGGGTCTTTTTCGGAAAGGGATGCGTCATATCTCTTGGCTACTCCTTTTGGATCACTCTTAGTAGGTATTCCAAATTTCTTCCAGGTTCTAAATAATTTTACTAGCTTCACAGTTCCAAACATTCCTACCGAAGGATTGCCCTCCCAGGAAAGATAATCTTTAATCTTGTCCCAATCATCAAAAACAAACTTTATAAGATCGAGAGCATAATCCAAATCGTGATTACACCTCTCTAGGTATCTATTTAAAAGAGCGAAGTTCTTCCGCATGAATTTATTCTGCTCAACTGTGGAAGAGGGTATGGGAAATGAATGCCCCATAGTCTTGCCATAACTCTGTATAAAGACTTTGAACAAAGTGACGGAAGCTTTCTCGTCTGACATAACTGGGGAAACAAGAGCCTTAGCTAAAGCTCTCTTGGCTTCCCCAGACAGCTTACTTCTAGTTCGAGCTAAAGATTCTCGTCTTTCCTTCTTTGCCGCGACCAACTTCAGGATACTAGCACGAGCCCCTACTTTCTTTGCAGGCTCTTTTAAAGTCATCACAAACCACTTTGCTTCAAAATCCTCGATTGATCCCAAATGGTAGCCTCGATCATCGGAGTCTGATGAAAAAGAGATACTCTGAATCCACTCTTTTCGGCATAAAGAATCCAAGCATCTTTTCACGGCCAATTCATTTAGAGAGGTGTGTTGTGCAAGCGTGTGCACTGAAAGCCCCGAAACCAGCATATTCTTAGACTTATAAAACTTCACTTGCAATGTCTTGTTTAGAACGATATCCCCTCTAAGAAGAGCGTACACTCGGAATTCGTCGGCTGAGCAATTTTTGCCTTGCTCCGAAAAAAGAAATAAAAATAAAGATTCATCCATAAAAATATCTCCTATGCGTTATGGCATAGAAGATATTATAGCGTAAATAGGCTAAATATGCAAGGGGCGTCTAACTAGATAGTTTGGATTTTCATGGCGTTTAAAAGTCCCGAAGCATCAGATTTAATAGTCTCTTTTGTGCCCTCCGTGAAACTAGCTCTTAGATCAAACTTGGATCGGGTTGCATCATCGGGTATTTCTTCAAAACTAAGTTCTTCATAACCATGCTGCTTCCACCGTTGAGAGGTCATGTGGATACCATCCTTACCAATATACTTGCCTCTGTTCACGGAAGTACTCATCCGAACCCAACCGTGTAAATCAAATAGTCGCATGGTAACAGCATCTTGGCCTGTAGCAGAATTACTAAACCACTGCGACCTTTTGATACGTTCATATTCAGATAGACGATAAGGATTCTTCCCCACTTCCCTCAAAGGCCTCTCACTTTTCAACTTAAGCCAAGTCTGAATAGAGGCGTGAGGTCTCTCAGCATACGACCCACCTAAGAATAAATTCTCATATTTATACATCTCCTCTTTCATAGAATCCCATGCGTCCTTGCACAAGAGATAGCCCCACCAGTTGTCAAAACAGGCTTCGGCGGAAGAGTGTAAAGCTGTTCTATCCGCTCCTTTTAAGGAACACCAGGACCAGCCTTGTACAGCCCCTACGTTTGTGTATTTTCGAGAGGCCCACTCAAACAACTTAGTCGTCATTTTAATGTAGTTAGAAGAGACTACCATATCGTCTTCAAACATGAAGACTCTCTTGTATCCCGCATTATCGAAAAGCTGCCGTCTAACATCTATGAGGTTTCTCCCACAACCGAAGTTAACAGGTCTCCGCACAACGACGGCATGAGGGAAAGCACGGTAAAGAAGGTCGGCTTGCTTTCCGATCAGATTTCTATCTTCATCGGGAGGTAGATCGAAGAAGACAAAAAGAGGTAGGTGATGAGCTTCTTCATTAAGTGAGAGGGACTGAATTACTTCTTCAAAGTATTCGGCTCTGTCACAACCTACTAAAGCGATGGCCGTCTGAGACTCAGGGAGAATACTAAGATCTAGCTTCTTAGTGATATCCCATTCATGGGCAGACCAATCTTTCTGTGAAGCTAGAGGTTCCTTGTACCTAAATTCCTTCTCCCGGTCATCCATTACAATGCTGTCTGCAAATTTAACCGGATGTGAGAATAGCTTCCAACGAGAAGATGAAAACTCAGGAGGACGCAATAAACAGAATCCGTCCTTACGATCTCTTCCTTTTAAAATCCCCTCCGGTTGTAGCAAACAACTTAACAAGGCTTCTCCGTCTTTGTATAAGTTGATTTGAAAAGTCTTAAATCTCTCGTGGAAAGATAGAGTCCACTTATCAAATTCGTCTTCGTTCTCAAGCTCTCCACTGGGTAAAAATCGGAGTGTGCGTGCATCATCTCTTGCAGGCACGTACTGAAAAAACTTATCCTCCATGATCTGTCTTTCAATGGCTCCTCTTAAATAACTATTCAAATCCATCATTTTGTAACTTCCTTTACTACTATCATATTTGTAATATACCAGCCTCCGGTTACGCCTGTAATCAAAGCGGTAGCGGTAGAACTGCCTGCGGTAAATGTGACAAAGAAGGTTCCGGAACTTCCAACTAATTGAGAGCCCGATCCCATAGACATTGTAAAACTACCGGCTGTGTCCACTGTAGCCGTTAGTGTAAAAGTATAATCAGCTCCCACTTCTAAGTTAGCAAAACTCTGACTTAGCTGGGCTCCGGAATCAAGTGCAACGTACCCTCGTAACATTCGCACTGCATTATTTCCAATCCAATCAACTCCGTTAATTGCCTCCAAGTTAGGGTACAAAAGCATATTTCCTGAAGTATAATCAGTAGCTCCAATATCTTCAAAAGACTCCACTGTTAAAGACATAAGTACTTCAGGGGCACTAGTATAACTTAACTTGATAGAGCTGAGCACTCCAGTTACAGTATCATTTCCATCCGGCGTAACAAATTGAACTACGTCATTAACACTAAGGCAAGGAAGATAAGCTACCTCTACTTGCCAAACATTTCGCTGCATTTTGTATTCTTGGAAACGTCTTATTGCGACATCAAATAGAGTCTCATAATCTGAGATGTACTGATTATCCAACTGCTCAATAATTATACCAAATTCCGCAACTAGGTCGTCATCAACAACAAACATCTCGATACGCTGATCATCTCGCTCGTCGCTTGTGCGAACATTATCGAGTGTGCCATCTACCGACGTTCCTAGTTGCGAAACAGGTCTTCCGCTTGCTTGACGTACAGCATTTTCCGCTAACCGTAAAGCCTTTAAACGATTGCTTAAATCAGGTCTCTGTAGCATCCCTGGATCATCTTTTTCAGTATGCTTTCTTCGTTGCCCAACTACATCATACTCCCAAGAAAAGTCACCGGGTTCCAAGTAACCGTCACAGTCATCGGATAACACAACTTCCATCTGGGCATCCGCTATGATATTGATCCCATGAAATTTACCTCCGACAGTCTGACGATTAGTAATAACCCCACTTGAAGAATCGACAGTAGGACACTCTGTAGTAGTCTCGGTAATACGGAAAGCACTGTTAGCTAAGTCTTCAGCAGTGGCAGCAAGCTTTTTTATCAGCATGTCCAGTCGCGGGCGTCCAAGCCCTACTTTTGAACATGCATCTTTCATTCCCTGCTTAGCAACGGATTTATTAGGATCGGCACTAGTTTGATCAGCCGGATTCTTGACTGTATAAAACTGCTCCCCGGCATCAAAGTTAGATATGTACCGACCTTTAACTGCGATAACAGTAGGGCCAACAGATGTGCCTCGTAAAATAGAAGCACCCTTAAGTGACTCAGGAGGGATAACTACGTCAATACTGTCAGAAGCGTCCTTCCAATTTCTAACCTTTAAAATTCCGCCAATATCTACGAATAGATTGGCTTCACTGGCTTGAGCTATTTTAACGCATTCCTCAAGAACATTGTTCCCCGAGACGACTCCAACAATAGTATTGGAGGGGCTTAAACTGATATCTACAAGGGCAGAAGGAATGCCTGCATAGCCCTCAAGAATAGAGGAAAGAACGGTGCTTGCAGTTGAGATGAAGTACTCAGTATTGATGGCTTTTTTGTAGCTGGTTGCGAAGAAAGATCTAAACTTCAAATTGGCCTCAAGACTTGAAATGTCTCGAACATCTTCCACCTCGGATACAAGTCCAAGAATAGTGGTTGAACCCGAGAAACAAGCAGGGCTACCAATACCCGTAGTAGTGGCAGTGGAAGCTAAATTTAGTCTTACAGGAGTGTATCTATAACTTCCTGTATACTGCCTGTTTTGGTTGGTTACACCTATATCTCCAGAAAATACCCCTCGAAGAGAAGTAGATACTGTAAAACTCTGAATATCACTTGTAGCAATAACCATTATAATCTCCGTGCAAACGTGTGCACTAATCTAATAAAGGACAATAAATCTCATCTGCCTTAGCATAAGCTTGATTTTGCACTTTCATGCACCGCTTCTCCATTCCGGTAATAGCAGAATGTCTAGAACCCTTATTCATACCAATATACTTATTAGAATCCAGTATGTCAGAGTAACAAGGTATTATACCGGCCTTCAGAATTCTATTAGTCCAATTGGTGTGAGTATGGCCCCACTTTGCAGGAAGAATCTTAAACCCACCCACCTGCTCAATCATCTCCGGTGTGAATGTTAGTAGCACTCCATTAAGTCGGCTGGTCTTCGTTACATAATAATTATTTCTATAGACTGTTTCTTTTCTCATTCCGCCAGGGTCATCATCCCAAGCCCAAGAAAAATGAGGTATCAGAGTGTTCTGATAAGCTACTTCATACTGAATGTGCCAAAATGAATCTTTAAAGAGAGTGTCGTCTTCAGCAATAAAACCGAACTCAGTTCCTCTCTCCAAAAGAGCCAGTATCGCAGTGTTCTTGGCTCTACAAACTCCTCCATTATGAGGACGCCTTATTATCTCAACACCTAGCCCCATAGCGTAAATTAAATGCACATCAGTAGGGGAGCCGTCGTCTATTATTACTACCTTGTCTAAGTCAAAATTTACTTCCTTCAAAGACTTCAAACAAATCATCAACCTGTTTGTGCCCTCCATCGCAGGATCAGGGCAGTAAGTAACAATAGCTAAATGAGAATTCACGATCTGTTTCCTAGATATTTCTTATACTTCTCAGCGTCTTTCCCGATCCACTTCTCTAGGGTCTCCCAATTAGGATCATCCACCCCGAAGGTGTTTCTATGGCCTATGCCTATCCCTTTGGTGCCGGGAAGACCTTTCATCCCCACACAATAATTACTGTCCGGTGCGAGTCTTTTCTTGACTTGAGCACTCCACATCTTAATATCAATAAAGCCGGTAACAGATGCCTTTAAAATCTTCTTTAAAAGAGGCAGCATCTTATCAGTGATTCCGGTCTGGCACAGAGAAGCGTGAGTAGAATTTCCTACCACATGCTGCTTCTGGGTATTGACGTTATAGTATTTTGCGTGTTGCTCTCCAAACAAAATTACATCTTTTAAGTTTTCGTATTGAAAATTCAAATAGTCTTCGTGATACCAATCGTCGTCCTCAATAAAGAGAACCTTGTCGTGTTCAACATACTCCAGAGCTGTCAGAAGGTTAAGGCACAGGCTGGAGTTCTTATCTTTAGTATAAGGAATTCTGATATGGTCTTGATTCAAAGTGCACTCGATTGCATCCTTGCCCCCGTCTGCAACTATCCACTGAATGTGTCCTTCAAAAGTCTGCCGAAGTATCCACTCTTCACATAAAGCAAACGCTTCGGGCCTGTCTACGGTCGGAGTAATTAACGTAATTCTCTTCATGAGTCAACGGTCACTTCCTGCTAAACTTTTTCACTTTCTGGGCTTTATTGGCTACACGAGTATCCTCCACTCCAAAAGGAATATTTGGAGGGTGTCCAACAAGACCACCCCCTCGATTAGGAGCAGGTATTTTCCTAGAGTACTCAGGCTTAACTGTATTATACATTCCAGCAGTATCTACGTAAAGGGGTAATTTGCGTTTCATCTCAATTAAAGCATCCTCAAAAGACATTGACGGAAAGGACGTTAAATGGCTATTCGGAGTACAATTAAAGATCTCCAATCCCGCATCCTTGAAATAAGGAAGCAACATAGGAAACCGTTCATTCAAAATCTTAAATAGCTTATTGCTATGGGCCTTTGATTTCTCATCCTTGCCTTGAGGAAAAGCGTAAGCATCTTTCCCGGTCATACTGAAGTCGGCTCCCAGCAAATAGATCTTTCTAATCCCTAAAACATAGAGCATCTTAATAGCAGATAACATAGTGGATCGGCCTCCCCGGTGTCCATCTTTCCCTGTTACATTATCTGCATTTCCCCACGTACATACTTTCTCAGATATGAAAGTCGCGGGGCAAAAGTATTCTCCAACGGGATAAGAGAAAACATGAGGGACCATTGAAACCTTACCTCCTGACACAAGTTCTTTCTTTGCGTTGCGTACTCTAAATCTTTCATGTAACCGCCCCTCCGGTATAAACTTCTGAATGGAAGGGTCTTTAAAAATGGTGTCACAGAAATGACCGGGAGTATCTCCACATATCCACATATTTGTTTTAACTACAGAGGATACGTTATTGATGCCCATAGACAATATGCCCCGCTCCAACAACCGTTTGGTCGGCTGGGATTTAAGCGAGGGACCGCAACAAACTAAAAAGGCCGAGGCCCCTCGATAAGTATCTGCTAATGAAAAAGCTTTCAATACTGCCATCTAAATATCCTCAACGTCTGTTATTTCAAGTCCTTTAGGGGTCTTAGTGAGCGTTACATCTTTTTCCCTTCGCTGCTATCTCTGCTATGACGATCTCTAATCTCATCTATGGCTGTCTCCACCCCATGAGAAATAGCTGTCAACGAAACACGGCTCTTTGAAATCGGGTGCAAACGTGTGCACTCTTCATCACTTAAATCATCCATATCCGTTATGGCTGTTGCTGTATCAGAACTTGCAGCAGCTAACCCACCTATTCGTTTGAGACTCCCATCCTCTGTATCCCATTCAACGCCCTCCAATGAGTCCAGCGTAATAGGTGCACCTGCCTCGGGCACATCTACCATACCAAGGTCGGGCCTGCGGTCTTGGCATTGACTCATGATCTGTAGCAATAGATTAGCAGCATCAACGTGCCCTGTATTGTTTAAAATTGTTAAGGCGTCTGCCATCTTGTCGAGATCCGGCCCATCATCTAAGGGGATAATATCCATACGATCTATAACTAATAACTTAGCCCCCTCAATATCTGTACCTTCTATCTGCTTCTTCCAGGTCTCATATAAATGGGCTTGTTGCTGAATAGTGATTGCTCGGGTGCATACTAACTTAAATAATCTCATCTCTTACCTTCCTCTCTCCATGCTTCAATCTTTTAGTATTCTATGTTTTATTTTCTGTCTCTCAGCGTAGGGCAGACCGTAGGATGTTTTCCTATCCAGATATCTCAGAAGGGCTACTTGGACTTCCTCAGTTGACCTTTTCCGTCTCTTGCTCCGGCCTCCACTTTCCAACCTCTTACCCTTCTCGAATTCAATTTGTGTATGGTGTCTCTTACATAAAGTGATTAACTGGGTATCGTCTTCCCCTGCCATAACCTCTTTATTATAGCAGATATGATGGACGCAAAGGTAACTTTTTTTAGGTATTTCTCCGCAAATTTGACATTTGTTACTATCCCGTTTTAACACTCTCGGGCGTATTATTTTCCGCCATAACGAGCTTTTCAGGTACTTATCATATTTAGAACTTCGTACCTTAATCCGGCTTCCCCGCCTCTTTTTTCTCACCTTCTTTTTTCTCGCTCTCTTCAAAAAAGTGGTGGCAGAACAGACTTTTTTCTCCCTCTTGAAAGTACGCTGTAAGGGAAATAAGTGCTGTGTTCTGGCTACCACCAGCGGCATCACCTCAGATAACGGAACCTTGAAAATAGCCTCTAAAATTTCCTTGAAAGGTTCAAAGGAATCTCGTACCTCTGCTCTCAACTGTCCTTGAGTCCCCGCCCTAGAATTGATGTAGAACTTATATTCTGTGGCAATCTCAACCAAATAATCGGAAGCAATTTTTCTCTGGGTTTTTCGCTCTTTACTAATTCTCATTTGCTCTTTTTATATATTTTATGTGTATATGTAATTTATGTGTATACGTGACGGTCCTCCCTTTATGCAAAATATAAAGGAAGTTACAGGCATTTTTATCTTTGTGAAAATACCGCTTTCTGAAAAAGTGCAAGCGTGTGCACTTTTTTCATTCTTCTCCGGTATTTCTCCGAAGCACGGATTTTTAACTCGAAAAGATTGGGACGCGACCTCATGGCGATACTATTAACCGCTCGTAGCCCAATTAAAAACAAAGAGATAACGGAAGGAGTTACCATGCCAATAAGGTAAAAAATAGATTAGCCTTCTCAACTAACCTATTATACCTACTTTCTCTTTCGATTGCAAGACCCGCATTTTCCTTTTTTTACTTCAGAACCAACCGCTTTACCTGTACCTACTTTCTTACCTACTCTTCTAAGTGTCTTCCCCTCTTTAACAGCAGGCCATTTACCTAAGGGGCAGGCTTCAGATGATATCTCTGCTTTAGCCTCCACGTAGCATCCACATTCGGAGCATCTCCCATCAGAATGTCTAAGCTTATCGCAATAAGTACACATTGCTAATCTATTAGAATAGACTGCTTTGGATGTGAACTTCAAACCGCTCTTAACAAACTTAGCCATAGACGATGCAAAGTTAAACGCCTGTGTAATTGGCGGGGGCAGTTTAGGCTCTTCTTTAATCTCTTTACTCATAGCTGTGTTATATCTTTTCTATCTTTTATAAGATGATCACATTCTACTGACCAATCAATCAGTGCTCGATAGGGGCGACGGGTCAGCCATTTATAAAAATTAACATCATAATCAGATGTGTCGGCTATGTTAGTAATTGGTGCTTGGTTAAGAATTGACTTTCGTAGGATTACACAACCAAATCCGTTGCAGCCAATTTTTACAACTCCTTCTCCAGGTGTTTTGTAGTGTTCAAACTTGAGTGTCTGAGCATCGTATTGGTCATGATAACGGGATTGGTAAGAACCAGAAATTGACGCAGAATCAAAAGTCATTCCTTGCAATAAACGATCACACGCATCGTCGGGAGGTATAACGTCGTCCTCGACGATCCAGACAAATTCGGTCGTGACTTCCATTCTCATTCTTGTATAGATTCGGGCAACTATCTCACGGACATCAGCACAAACGGTCTGATCGTGTCGATCCTCATCTGCCATGCCAGAACGTTGCCCAACATTAAGTTGAATATAACGAGTATCATTGTACTTTGAATCAGCAATCCATTGTTGCACATTATGACTAAATAATTTATCGTTGCTTGTGTTAGCAAGAATCAACCGAATGCCGTCGCGTGTTTGCCGGTCAAGGAATTCAGACAATGGACCCCAAGTGTAATGCCTTCCTGAAAGAGGAATAAACAAAGTAATTGGCTCGCGGGCTAAATTTGCTGCACGATAATACCCTCCAGGTTCAAGTCGGTCGTGCTTCATAGTTTGGATCATTGATTCATCGTGTTGTCGATACAAATAAGGTGTAGGATTTTTTGTAACTTTCCAACCGTGACGAATTACTTCTTTTGCTACTGTCCAATCGTCATGTGTAATGTCATCGGTTTCTCTTTCCATCGCCTGAGAAAGAGACAATGCCGCACGGCGATAAATCGATCCAGCATGAATCGCGTTTTGATAGAATATATTATGGTCATCAAAATTAAGTGTTCGCGTGCCGTTGTGCTGACCAAAGTATTGAAAATCAGAATTTGCTACACCATCAGATTCTCCAAACGAGTTAATTCCTGTCTCTAAATACTTATTGCTTAGCTTATCATCCGCATCTAGAAACATCACAAACTCTGCTTTTCCTAGATCAAATCCAGTACGCCTAGTTTTTATTGTAGATCGGTGTTCGACTCTAACATACTGAACACCTTGATCTGCATATTTGCCTACTACTTCTTGTGTGTTGTCGTCGCTTGAATCATCAACAACAATAATTGAGTCTGGAGTAATAGACGATTCAAGTACACTATTAAGGCATTCTGGAAGAAAATGTGCATAATTATGAGAGGGTATTACAACGTCAATGTTAAGGTTTTTCTTTACCACCTTCTTAACAGGAGGACTGATCTTCGTAGCTTTGGTGGGAGTTTTTACCTCGTTTTTAACAGCAGATTTCTTAGGAGCATGGGAGATAATAACCTCTTGATCGTAGCTATGTTTCACCTTTCCAATTAATTCTTTTAGGTCAAAGTCTTCTCCATTGAAACTTCTATTTGCTCTGTAATTGGAATTCCCCATAGAACTTTTCAGACCGATGTGATTTACAAGACTAGGATTACAAACGTATTCTTTAACGTCTGCTTCTCTCATTGCTTTACCAATTTGAACGTCTACAAGTCTCCACCACTTACCTGTATGAGTAGGTCGATTAACAAATGAAGGACTACTCAAAAGTTTTTGGAGAGTTTCTCTATCAAATACTAAACCGATTGCACTCAAACCTTTTTGATTTGAAGGATACCAACCTTGAGTATGATCAGAAGGTTTTTTCTTTTCGTTTTGTAAGAAAGTGTAACAATTCCAATAACCGTTTTTAGGGTACGGACAAGAATCTAAAAACAATCGAAGGTTTTTTGATGATACAAAATCATCTTGGAAGATAGCGTAACGATCAGCATTAGGATTTTGAATGTAGAGTTCCCACATTGAGAGAACCCAATTGCCATACGTTCTTGCTGTCTCATTTCTACAAGTTGTTTTGTACTTGTGTAACGAAGTAGGAACTTCACTTTCTCTACAACCATCAATGAATAATTGCGGGTCAGGAAACCCTACTTTTTTCAGAGAAGAGAGAGTTGTATCTAAGTAACCATTGAATCTTGAGGGAACAGTAGTAACTCCGTAAGCCCATGTAAGAGAATCAGAATATTTCTGTACTCCCTCTAAGTAGTCTAGGATGCTTTGTTCAATAGCTTGCAATACAATAGACCGGGCTGCAAATTTAGCAAGAATAGAATTAAAGAGACTTATCTCAGCAGCACTCTCTTTCATCCAAGATACTATTAAATCAACATTATTCTGGCACCAGTCTAATCCTTTATCATCCATCTCCTGAGCACGCTTAGTACAAGGGCATGTGGGGCCGGGGGTAAAACCGTAACCTGCTAAAATTAGTTTCAGGGCTGACCCCACTAGGATCGTAGGTAATGAAATCAAAGGCTTCCGAAGTGAGCTTGAACTTAATTTCCTGCCCCGGTTGCCGCTTGAAAAAGGTCTCGTTCTCTGCGTCGGAGGCTCAGCATTGCCTACCTTAGATTTCCAGAGTTGAACATACCGGGCTTGCTCGCTATCTGGGTCTTCATCGGCCACCTTCCAGATATTGATTTGGCTGGTCGTTATTTTTGCGTCAATTTCTGGGCAATAATCGCCCGGTTTAAGGTTGGCACAGGTCATGGTGTTGTCCTAATCGTCACGGTGAATTGCCCATCAAATCCGGGGTCAGGACAACAGAGGCACGTATTAAATATCGTGTCTGAGGAATAAACAAATTCAAATGGGTCAAGGAAACATGAATCAGTAGAGTTCGGTGTGGAATCATCTTGGCATTGATTATTCGCCGCTTGTCCATCTGAATTGTCGAGGTTCGTCCAACCCACTTGAAACTGGGCGTCACAAGGATCAAAATTAGTTGGGCAATGAAACTCAACAAATACCGTTGTTGGAAGTCCTCCATTTTCACCAACGCAATCCCCAAAATTTAGAGCAGGTAATTCCTCATAATGCCCGGTTGACAACCAGAAAGGGTTTTCAATCGGCAAACCATTAGGGTCTTTTTGGACATAGATAGGGACCACAAACCCATCGCCACACGCTCCATTAACACCAGTATCGTCAAAATGAGCGTAAAGGATTTCAGGGAGCTCTAATATACCGCAATCAATATTGAGAAAACAAGGACAACCACAATCTAAATTACTCAAAGAAACAACAATATTTCCATAAGGATTTGTAATTACCCATTCAGCAGATAAGTCTCCATTAGAACAAACTAGAGTTGTCTCTAAATCAGTAACTCCTAAATCTATAGAAGTCAAAAATATTGTACAATCTGAAGCGTAATCAGCATAATCTTCTGGACCAATTCTAAAATTCAAATCTACATCATCTGGGTAACAATCTACTACAACATCTAACTCTTGAGTGTCACAATTAAACTCACCAATAATTGTTCCACCACAATCATCATCATCCCCATAAACTTCTTTCAATAGTTTTACGCACATCTGTTGAGTATGACAATCACAACCTATGCAATTATCTGGAGTACATTTTTGAGATTTAGTAATTGTAAGAACTGCTGTGTTATCACAATATTGAGAGCATCCGGAGAGATCGTCTAAATCCCAGGTTAGGCCATCTAAGTCCTCCCCAGAACTAATCGACTGACATGCTCCATAAGTTTCATCTGTGATTCCCAGGCATGTAGAATTAAGGCAAACTTCACACTTACCGTAAATGTCTTTTTGGATAGTGATGAGGATATCTATGGTCTCATCACCACAAACCATATTACCTGAAAGCTTGCCACAGTTAGCTGTGAACTCTCCACAGAATTCTCCCGTACAAGTCCAATCACCGCAGTAAATATCCCCGCCGTAGAAGTCTAAAGCTAAGCACCACCATTTGGGCATGCAGTTAGCACAAAACGCATCGGTATAACACGTTTCGCAACAGCAGCCCGGTTTCATTTGCATTGGCATATCGTATCTCTCTATTATCTTCTAAGGAGTGGGGCAGCAAGCATCAGTAATTTCCCAGAAGCAAACTCCGTTTTCATCCTGTACGTACTCGCACCAAACCTCCATATTTGCCTCCATGTTAATACAAGAGAATCCTACCGCCACTCCTATAAGAACTTGAGCGGAACCTGCGTCAGAGGAAGAAGCTTGAGTAGCCTGCCCCGGCACGGTATCACAATCACAAGGCCATCTCTCAATACCTATAGTCCATCCTCCTGAGTCAGTGTGAAGAGCCGTTCCTCTAATCTTATCACAGATGGAAGGCCGAGTATCAGCTTCTATAATCCACCACTTAGCTGTTTTGTCTACTGTTAAATCACAGGCCAAACCCGTCGAAGTATTGGCGAAACTGGAGGAGCATTCCTCATTAGGAGGAGTATTGATCTTCATTACGATCAAGTCGGTCCCGACCGGCAAATCACAGGGAGTTCTCTCTACAATGTCGGCTGCGATCTCTGTGCCAAAGGAGTCAACGGATTCCATCCAATCAAAACAACAAGTATCCCCACTGGTGGAAGGCTCTTCTGAACCCTCTAGTACATCATCTCCAAAAGTCCTGTCAACAAAATCGATACCGTAGAGACCACACCCTAGAATAGATGCAACCTTGGCATGTCTGCCTTTATCGGGACTAACACTATGAGCATCTATTGTTACGTCTTTAGAGGCCCGACATTGAAAGGTTTTAACTCCATCCGTAAAGGTGACCTCGGCTACTACTTGAAACATCTCTGACTTATTTGACTTAATTCGTACTATTGTAAATTCTTCATTAGTACATACGAAGTTAACAGGATTTCCATTAGATTGTCTAATCTCCCAGGCCACAGAACTTATTGCAATAGTTCTGCCCTCATCGTCCTCACAATCAAAATTAGTAACAACGTGATAAAGAGCCTCGTTACAATCAGCCTTAACTACGTCTTCCCCAATAACTTTCACTTCGATTCCATTGGAATCACATCCAATGTCGTTATTCTCTACGTTCCCGCCAGGACATTGGTAAGTGAATGAGAATACAGGAGACTTGATAGAAGTGGCTCCCGCAGCATCAAAAGCCATCACCCGCCAAAAGGTCTCTTCCCCTAACGCAAAGTCAGTGAGAAACCTCATATTGTAGGAAACAGTGGGGGCAGTTATTTTAGAGGCTCTTAAACTGGGGCCATTGAAAGAAGAGTTGGCACACCATTGAAGAACGTAGAAGGAGGCTCCCGCTACGGCTGACCATAGAACCGGAATTCCACTTACTCCGTTGGTCAGAAAAGCCTGTAGCTCTGCCTCAGGACTACATAGGGTGGCTCCATCTTTAGGCCCCAATGGCACCGGGGCATCAAGAAGGCTGTCTCCCCTATAAGTCGTACCCGGCTCACTAGCCGAGAGAGTGATATCTTGGCGTATTCGAGACATCCTAATCCTTTATTATATCTTATAATCCAGTCTTACAAGTGACACCGGAATAATTAGCTGTAACCGTATGCACTTGAAACTGTCCTGATAGATTAAACAACCGTGCTCTCACCGGAGCACTAAACCCCGCAAAATAAACTTCTAGGGTCTCTCCCCAATAACCAACAAAAGTATAAGACGTAAGAGCCGCTGTATTATACAAAGTGAAAAGAGCCTGAAACTCCGCAGGAGTACAAGAAGGACAGGTCCAACCTATTACATCTTCCCCATGAACAATCTGTGTAGGTGAGGCAGCTTGAACAACTACGCTGTCCACCGTAGGAATAATACTATTCCTTTTAGAAGGTATGTACAGAGGGTAGCTAAATTGCTCGGGCAAAGTCAGACCCTCTAAAGTTGCCAAAGTTGCAGGAAAAGTCATATCGAGACCTCTTATTAAAAAGTGCAAGCGTATGCACTGACTTACTTAAACGCCACTTACATCCGGCCCATCGCCCACGGCATCAAAAATAGTACGAGTGAGCTTAGCTAAATCTACATTGTTGTTAACTGTAATAGCCACACTCCTATTACTGGCGGGGCTTGCTCCCGAGCCTCCATCACCTCCTGCTCCACCAACACCCGCCAAAGCAGCCGGTCGCGGGGCCGAAGCACCCGCAGCTAAGTTCATGCCCCCTGCATTAAATCCAGCTAACCCATTTGCAGCCCCTCCCATCTTATTGAAAATTGCTTCAAGAACAGATAAAGCACTTCCCATCATTCCTATTTGAAGTGTTTGGAAAGTCTCAATATTAAAAGCTATCTGATCCAGACCTTGAGTAATACCGGCTAAGGCTATGCCTCCACCACCTCCACCACCTCCACCACTGCCTCCTAAATTAGGGCCTCCTCCACTAACACCTATCCCTTGACCGCCCATTGCTTGAACTTGGGACCCAGCAAATACACCGGCCCCAAACTCTTTCAACTTGGCGGCTCTAAGTAAGTCTTTAGCCGTCTGGTCCTGAGGATTATCGTCAACCTTCTGTTGTAATTTACGTACTTTATTCTTAGCCGAAGACAGAGCACCTAAGGCTCTCTCAGCTTCCCTGGCTTGAGTTCTTCGCAATTTGATGAGAGTACCAAACAAGACTACCAATTGACGTACACTAGTAACCTGCTTAGCCAAGCTAGATGCAGCCTGCTCTTCAATTGACTGAACTTTCTTAGTGGCGGTCGCTGCATTACCTTTCTCAAGAATCTGTTTCTCTAAAGCATCAGCTTGTAACTTAGTATCCTTCTCAAACTGCTTCTCAAAGTCGTCGGCTTTCTGTTGATTTACCTTAGCCAAGTCGGCTGCAAATTCTTTCTGTTCAGCCAAGCGTTCTTTCTCAAACTGCCTTCGTTTAAGTGTAGCAATCTTACGGAAGTCCTCTTCAATCTCAGCCTTCTTAATCTGGTCGGCCATTGCCTGCTCTTCAGCGTCCTTGACTACTTCATCAAGAATCTTCTTTTTCTCCTTAGCTGCAAGATCCGCTAACTGCTGTCGTCTACCTTGGATATCCCCTAGCAAAGATCTCTCTTGAGTTAACTGATCAATTACAGACTGACGTTCCTTAGTAGCAGAGTTTATTGCTTCAGCGGAAGCGTCGGCATCATTTAATAGAGCATTTAAAGCCTCAGTCTTCTGCTTCAGGATTAACTCGTTCAGGTTAATCCTGGCCTCAAGTCCCTTCTCTTCGGCCTCCAAGGCAGCTTCACTAGCCTCCTTTAACTCCTGCAATTTTTGAAGCTTACTCTCCAAGCCCGTCAAATCAGCGTTCTGTAATTTAGCCAGAATCTTGGCTGACTCTTTTTGAGCGTCTTGTAAAGCTTTCTCAGCCGCTCCGGCCTCTCTACGAATCTTGGCGTCCTCAGCAGCTTTCGTGAGAGCTTTCTCCCTGTCTGAGATAGTTTGCCCCAAGCGTGCTTTCTCAGCATCTCCCATAGCTAAGGTGTCAGCTAAAATTTGCTCTAACTTTGTAATCTCGGCGTCTAAAAGAGATAACCTTGCTTTTGCCCCTGTACTAGAATCATCCACATCAGCTAGTGCTTTTCTAGCTGCTTTAGCGGCCTCAATTTGAGCCGTGACTTTCTTCTCCAAACCGGCTTGATCAGGAGTGTCCGTGCCAAACAAAGCTTCTTGTAACTCTTTCAGTTGCTTAATCTGAAGAGGGAGTAAATCCTTCTCCTGATTTATCAAAGTGTTGAACTCCTGCAACTGCTTGGCTACCTTACCCCCTGCCTTCAATTCATCCTCAGCTAACTTGAATGCTTTTGCCCTCTCAGCGTTAGTCGCTCTTTGAACTCTCCCGATTCTCTCATTAGTGAATAGGATTTCTCCTGATTGATCTATCAACTTATCAGCTAAGGCTACGTCCCCTTCTTTAAGAGCCTTAATAGCTCTTGCAATATCCTCAGACTCTTGTTCCGTCTTAAGAAGATCAAACTTGCGGGAATGTAGTTCCTTTAAGATAGCCAATCGTTCATCTAAATCCTGAGTTGTTCTCAGTCTAAAGACAAGAGCATCTTTCTCAGAGGCTACTTCTAAAGCAAAAGTCTCATTCAACATAGCTATTACGCTGGTAGCTTGAAGTGGAATAGCTATCATGATATTTAACAGTTGTCCGAAGACGGATACAAGAGACTCACCTGCTCCGGTCCAATCGCCCGTGAGTCTAGTAGCGGTCTGGATAGAAGAATTTATGTCGGTAAGAGTTGAAGATAAATCAGTGAACCCCCCAAAAAATCCCTGAGCGAACCCTTCAGAGAAAGCAGAAAATAAACCCTCCACCGCACTTGTAGTATCATTAGCCTCTAACAGTAAAATAGTTAAGGCTCCTGCAATTAGAGTCAGGCCTCCTGTGGCAAATGCTGCGGCAGTAGCCAGCCCTCTCATAGAAATAGCTACACCTTTAATAACCACTCCAGTTCCAACTAAAGTGGCATTTAAACCGATAAGACTAGCCATCACACCTGTGATATTAAGGGAGCTTCCGGCTATTGCCAGATTCCACGCGGCCCAAGTTCGCAACAAACTCCCTGTGATAATTGCAGTTATTCCCAAGCCTGTTACAAGGACAGCTAAGAGTGCAACCATTCCAGTAAGAGCCGAAGTAATTTCCTGATTAGCTTCAATCCAGTCACGGGTAGCGTCGGCCACTTTGATTAAGTCATCAAAGAATAAAGAGAGGCCATCCTTGAAGCTATTGAAAACTCCGATGAAGACGGCTTCGGCACGAGACATTAATTCAATGACTCGGCCAATGAAGTTGTCAATTCTAACTTCAGCTTGTCGTAAGCCTTCTCCAAAACTGTTTTCAATGGACTCTCGAATTTCCTGCATACTTGTTTCAGTAACGTTCTTCATCGCGTTAACTGCACGAGAAGCACGTTGACCAAACAAGTCGGCTGCATCACCGGCTGAAAGGTTGATCTCTCGGAAGACCCGCATGATATCAACTACTGATACAATCTCGGGATTAACATCTTCAAAAGACTTACCATAAGCAGAAAGGACAGCATTAACCTTGTCAGCATCCTGTACGATATTGGCTAACATACGGTTAATAGATGTACCAGCAATGCTTGCCTTTGTACCTGTATTTGCCAATCCACCTAACACTGTGGAGAGGTCTTCAATACGTTGTCCCATTGCGGCGGCAATCGGGGCTGCAAACTTCATAGCCTCAGCCAACTCTTCGACAGAAGTGTTTGCGTTAGCATTAGTTGCAGTGAATACGTCTACAACACGGTTAAGGTCCTGAGACCCCAACTGGAAGACGTTCATGTTGTTAGCAGCGATACTGGCGGCCTCAGCTAAACTCAAAGCCCCGGCAGCGGCCAAGTTTAAAGTGTCACCTGTAGCGTTGATAATCTCTTCGGCTTCGAGGCCCGCGACCGCTAGAAACCGCATGGCTTCTGAGACTTCAGTAGCGGCGAAGATAGTGGTAGCACCCAACTCTCGGGCCTTATCACTAAGGGCGGTGAATTGCTCCTCAGTAGCTTTTGTTACCGCCAAAACCGCATCCATGATGCGTTCAAACTTACCGCCTTGAATAATGACGGGAGCAAACATAGCAGCTAAAGCGGCTCCTGCCACTAAGGCCCTTCGCCCAATCATGACAAGACTGTTACCCGTATTCTGTAGTTGAGTATTCAACTTTCGGGTGGCGGCAGCGGCAGCCTTAAGCTTAGCTTCAGTCTTATCTAAAGCGGTAGCGGTTTTATTTAAAGCCTTGTCAGCTTTATCAGCAGAGACTCGGACTTTCTCTAAGCCTTTTACGACTACCTCAAGACCATTCTGAGCACTCTTAATATCTGCAATTACACGAAGTACGGCATCGCCTAAATTATCTGCCATGTCTACCTCTTATTATACTGAAAAACCCCTTCAACAGCCGGAGAAGCCTGTACCACAGGAGTCTTAGACTTCTTCCTTTTGGGGGGCGATAATAATTCAAAATGATTCTTATAGGACTCTTCTGTGCCGTTAACTGAAACTCTTATTACAGCCATCAACTCCTGATTCCTCTGGGCTTCTTCTCGTCTCAACCGACTCGTATAAACATTCAACTGAAAAAGGGTACGGCTATAGATGTAATCATCAGTCCAACCGTACCCTTTTGCTAACTTTGTTACATACCGAGCTATGATTGCTTCAGGAGTGCTGCGGTGCCCTTCTCCATCAGATTTGGAATCAGTTGGGAAAAAAGTTGTTGGATTCTCTCAAATCCTATTACGTCCTTCATTACGGCTAATAGTTCCATCCAGTCTCCGAGGCCCATCTCAGCAAAATCGCTGGCATTCTTTCCGGTACACTCGGCGGCAAGACTTTTAAAAGTCTCTAGGAACGCGGGCGTTTTTACCATGTCTAACAGCTTATCAGCAGAGGTGCCTTTCATCAAAGTCGAGGAAAGCTTAGTCAACTGGCCGGAGATTCGTATGATGGCCTCTAAAGTCAATTCCTTAACTACTACTTCTTCGTCGAAATGATTTAACTTTAAACTTCGTCCGGAGTTAATCAACCTCTCCGATTTACTAACTTCTTTTGTATCTGCCATGATCAAGTCAGGCTCCTTTTCGTTGTCTATTTTTCATGTGGTATTTAAGAAGGTCCCTCAAGCGATTCTGCTTTGCAACAAACTTATGCGGGTCTACACGAGCTTTGGAGTTCGCATAGTCCCACATAAGTTTTGCAAATGCAGCTTTATCCATCTGAACAAGAAACTTGAAGTCAATAATTCCT